TCTTAAATTATTTACATAAGTTGCCATATTTATTTCCTATGCTGCTATGTCTGGATCAATGATTACCCAATTTGGGTCTTGAGCGTCCGGCACAATGGACCACCCTCGCACTAAGAGTGTTCCTATTGCCCCTGTGCCTTCTACCCCTATGGGGTAGACATTTGCACTTCTTGTGTTTGTTACCGTGCCTACTGCACCTGTTCCTACTACTCCAGCTACCGCAAATATAACCGTAGGGGTTACCGCTTGTACAGCTCCAGTTCCCGCCACCCCTGTGGGGTAAACAATCCAGTCGTAGGCTGGCGTTACTGTCCCTATTGCTCCTGTTCCTACTACTCCGGTAACATCAATCACTGAACCCATACTAAAAGTAACTGTACCTACTGCGCCCGTGCCTACTACTCCGTTGGGTACAACTGAATCGCTGGTGTTAGTAGAAACACCGTTTATTTGTCCTACGCCTTGTACACCAGTAATAGCAAAAGTGGGTACTATTGATGGGGTTCCTATTGCCCCTGTACCTTCTACCCCCGTTGGGTAAGCTATGCTGCTGTAACTTATTGCAACAGTACCTACTGCACCTGTTCCTCCTACTCCTGTTGGGTAAGCTATGCTGCTGTAACTTACAACAACTGACCCAATAGCGCCGGTGCCAACTGTTGAGATGCCATTAGCACCCCATGCTTCTTCACCCCACCCACGAGCACCCCAGACAGCACCGAGATATACCGTGGTGGCCGGTGCTCCGCCCCACTGGTTGTACCCCCACCCACGTTGGCCCCATCCGCTCACCGCAAACTCCTACTAAGCTATACGAATGATCGCAGTGGCCGATGCCGCAGCCGGGAACTGAATAGTAAAATCACCAGTGCTTACGGTCTGATCCCCTCCAAAACTCAACACAGCACAAGCTGAATCAGAGTCCGAGGTATCGTAGATCAAACCACCGCAAGTAGTAAAACTAGATGATCCCCACGTTTCGTTGGCAAAATCTAAGATTGCTGTAGTACCATCAGCAGTAGGTGTGACAGATGTTAGAAACTCGCCCGGTCTGGTGTATCCAGTAGCAGTAGCAAGCTCATCTGCACCCATCTCAGAATAGTTAGTGGTTGCTGCACCGTAAGTACCACTTCCTGAAGCCACTGCTGTAAAAAGCGCCATCTTGAATGTAACGCTACCAGCGGTGAAATTGTGCAAACCTTTAAGAAGCTCTACCTTGAACGATGTAGGCATTGCCGTTGCGATTGTAATAGCCATTTTATACCTCTAATAATTTAACTAATTCTGGATGTCCTGCATCCCGAAAACGGTTGGTTAATGTGGTGTTGTGCGAAACCACAGCTTGTTTTAAATACGCAAGTAATACACCCCCAATCTCTGCTCTAAATGCTTCCGCTTGGGCTTGTATAACTGGATGTGAGTTGTTACCAATAGAGATAATTTGATCCAACGCTTGTTCCGCTATTTCTTCAGGGGTAAAACCGCGCCCCGACATAGTGCCTACTTTTACTATTCCTACTTCCAATCCACCTGCTGTGCTTAACATAATTTATCCTGTGTTTACTGTGGGGATATTCTAACCACTCCACTGCGGAAAGTATCTGTCTCAAGGTATCCCGCACCCATATTTTTCAAAAGCGCCATAGCATCAATGTACATTTTTTCATACATCTGCACCATGTCTGGCTCACCTTTCTGAAACCGTATAGCTTGTATTAAAGCACCATTAAGCAGGGCGGAATCAAACTCAGTCCCTAGCCATGTTGTAGCTGCCGTAACTATAGATGGAGGGTACTTAGCAAAATGAATCTCCGCAGCATATGCCGCATCAGGAGTTGGGCCTAGTATGAACGTACCATCCCCAAAAATACCGTAATGCACGGGTAATGCGGTATCAGCAGCTATTGGGTAGGCTTCTCGTATAAAACTTACATCTTTGTTTATTAGGTATTGGTACTGACTGAGTGCATCCACCACAGCAACAGAATACACGTACAGCATGTTAGATGGCATCGTAAGGTACTTGTTGTTAATGGTGGTAGTGCCAGTTTGGTTAATACGCATAGCTGGCAAATCTACAGTGGTATAAATAAGCTGTTCCGCTTGCTGGGCAAACATAGCAAGTTGATCTGCCGTAAACGTCTGTTCACAGATGTCCTGTATGTTAGTTGTAAGTTCGGTGTAGTTCACCTAAAACTCCCTACCACATTGGCCCGCGAGCAATAATTCCCTTAGTGGCAGCGCCCACCCCACGTATCTTTATGCCGCTAGTCTTAACAGGAGCGGAAGACCGTTCTGGGGAATTCAACGTAGTGCCGGGGTTGTATTCTTTAATTCCGGGCCATTTCTTAACCTTTATTTTCTTTTCCATCTTAGTCTCCTAAGTAATTACTATGGTAACCAACCCAATATGACCAAAAGCAAAAAGTGGGTCAACTGGCTGTATTCTTGCCCGACTCTGGGGATACCCCGTAAAGTCAGGTCTTGGATTACGTATTGCTTGGGGGTCTGACACAGGGAACACACCCAACATTAATTGTGGTTGGTCAGGGTTCCAGCACTCAGGGCAAGCTTTTATCCCCGTAACAACTGCTTTTACTACTAAGGGTTGTAACTGACGTAGGCGATATTGAAACCCACATACATCACATTCTGCAATAGCATTGCGCCCTGAAGCATAGCGTTCACTCATCGCTACCCCATCCCGTAAATGCGAGGGACTAAGCTAATTGCAGCTTTCTCTCTATCTTCCCCTGCCGCCAAAGCATATTGTTCTTCATATTGCAGTTTCAACATCTCAACACGGGGCATTAACTCTGGGATTTTAGTGGCAATATAATAAGCCAACCCAGATACAAGTGCGGGGAAAAACCTAAAGTTCATATCAGGGGTTTCTACCCCCGCTCCAGCGTCCTGTATTCGCCGCAATCTCCAATACCGCAGTATGTAAAAAGGTGCAAGAGCTGTGCCTTGGTCGGGCACGGGCCACACCGTTACAGTAGGGTTATCCCTAAGCCTATCTACCCACACTTGGATAGGACGACCTTGAGTAAGTTTATTGGGGACTGAAGAGTAAGTAGAAACACTAATCCGAGAAAGGTTAAGGTCAGACTGTAAAGTAGCACTACCTGCGTCCGTCCTTATAACTTGCTCGATCAAATCAATGGTAGCGGCAGGTAAATCGTAGGTAGCTGTACCTTGAACAAGGTTTATAAACCCCTCGTCAATAGTCCACATATTAATGCCGCGATTAGCCCACTCAATGGTCAATAAATTCATTGACCGCCTAGCAGTTTTCAGGTCATAGCCTGAGTGCAACTCTCGCCCAGCACGTTCAAATGCTTCTTCAGCAATTTCTGTGAAGTCCATTGTAAACGTAGCTGTGTTAGTAGTTGCCATTAAGCCATGCCCCTCAAGGTTTTAGCTAGACGTGCGCGTTGCCCTAGTTTACCCGGAGCCTTTGCTGCTGCTGCTAATTTCTTGGCAGGGATTTTTTTATCTGCCTTTACCCCTAGCTCACGTTTAAGCGCACCGGGTTTTTTAATGGCATCTTGAATCCAACCGCCTTTCTTTAGCGCAGTAGGCATCTTAGCGGGGTTCATTTTCCCCATGCCCTTGCACGGCATCATTACTTAGCTGCTTTTTTCTTAGCTGCCGCCGCTTTCTTAGCTGCCGCCGCTGCTGCCGCTGCCGCTGCCTCTTCTGCTGTGGGTACACCCCATAGTCCAGTTGACATAGTGTTTCTCCTGATAAATTAAAAGTTTAAACGATTCTACCGCGTGTGTGGCCTTGCTGGGCAATACCATCACCCCTACTAGAGGCACTACCTACCCCACCACCTGCACTATAACTACCTTCTTGATTACGCAAGTAAGATCGCTCACGGTCTATACGCCGCCGCTCTGCGTCTGTATTACTGCCACTTCTATTTCTGATGCGGTAGTCCTCATCACTAAGGTTGCGTAGCACTTTTTTGTCATGGGCCATAACTCCACCCCGGTTATACTTCTTTACTGCTTTTCCCGGCTTATTGGCTGTACTGTTGTATTTACTTGGCATCTCTTTATTCCTCTTATCTGCATTTGCAAATTTTTTTCCTACTGAGGTAGGGATTCCTACTTCCTTGGCGAACTTAGGGTTATTAGCCACCGCTGCCATTAACTTTGCTTGCTTGGCGCTTTTGCTAGGCATTACCACTTCACCTTGTCAGCCCAGTAAGCAGCGGAGCATCTACC